CGCTCAAAAGGTGAAAATAGAGCTTACCCTGCCTGTCGTCCTAAAAAACGTGTATCAAGTAAGACACCTAAGACTGTCGGAGAGATGACAGCAAGTGAAAAAGCTAAATTTAAGAGAGAAAAAACAAGCAGTAAGAAGATAACATATCAACATAGACGTAAAACCACTAGGAAAAAGAAAAAATGAGCAAATCTCATGCAATGGCAAGATGTCAAGGGTACATCGCAACTGTCAAAAAAGGTAAGAAAAAGAAAACTAAGGCAAAAAAGAAGAAAAAATAAGTGTAAAATCTTAAGTTAAGCGGTAACATAGAGTTATCTAGGAAAAATCATGCCAAAAGGTGCTTATTCTTCAAAACAAAGAAAACTGGCTGCTGTTGCACCTCCTAGAGATAAAATCACTGCTGCTGATCTTAAAAAATTACGTTCAAAGAAGAAAAAGAGGAAAAAGAAATGAAATTAACAATAAGGCAACTAAATACGTTAGATAAACACCAAAAAACGCATGGTCATTCTAAACGTCATATAGAATATATGAAAAGAAAGATGAGAGATGGCATGAGTTTTACTGAAGCACATAAAATGGCTCAGAAAAAGGTAGGCAAATAATGACGAAACGAAAACAAGTTAGTCTAACAATAGGTAGAGGTGAGAAATCCAAAACTGGTGGTCTGACAGCAAAAGGCAGAGCAAAATATAATCGTGCAACGGGTAGTAATTTAAAAGCACCTGTAACTGGAAAAGTGAAACCTGGCAGTAAAGCAGCAGCAAGAAGAAAAAGTTTCTGTGCAAGAATGAAGGGTATGAAAAGAAAATTAACATCTAGCAAGACAGCAAACGATCCAAATAGCAGAATAAATAAAGCATTACGCAAATGGAGGTGCTAAATGACTTACGCTGTACCTGGTCCTATTAGAACTAATATTGTCTCATCTACTTCTGTAGGTGGTATTGATAGCCCTTTTACAAGGACAAGGGCTGTTTTGGATATGATGAAAGGTTGGGAAATAATGAAGGCTGTTACAGAGGGAACAGAGTACCTTAGAGAGAACTCTGAAGCATTCTTACCACTCGAACCAAGAGAAGATTATGATGCTTACCTTGCAAGAGTAAATAGATCAGTATTTAGTCCTTTTACTCAAAGATTGATAAGAGCAGCTACAGGTCTTGTATTAAGAAAACCTATAACACTTACTGGTGATCCTTATTGGACAGAGATGTTTAGGATGAATGTTGATGGTTGTGGTTCGGATTTAGATGAATACGCAAGAAGAGTATTGATGTGTTCTTTAATTTATGGTCAAAGTCATATTCTTGTAGATTATCCAGCTCCATCGGGTGCTTTAACACTTGCAGAAGAGCGTCAACAAAATCGTAGACCTTATTGGATTGAAGTAGATCCAACAAATCTTTATGGTTGGAGACTCGATAGAGAATCTAATTATGGAAATTTAGTGCAGGTAAGATTAGCCGAAAAAGCAGTGTTACCCGATGGTCAGTTTGGTGAAAAAGTTTACGATCAGATAAGAGTGATAGAGCCAGGTAGGTATAGAATTTTTCGTAAAAAAGAACAGATTGAAGAAATGTATGACGTTGCAGATAACAGCGTTACAGGTAATTTTGAAATGGGTGCAGCAGATAAAGATTACAGACAAGTAGACAGTGGTAGTTTTTCTCTTGGCGAAATACCTTTAGTAACAATTTATTCGGGCAAAACAGATAATTTAGTAAGTAAACCACCTTTACTTGATATTGCTTATCTTAATCTTGCACATTTTCAAAGACAGGCAGATTTAATTCATAGTTTGCACGTTGCATCTCAACCAATGCTTGTAATGGAAGGATATGATGATCAGACCAAAGACCTTGCTATATCTGTTAATTATGCAATGGCGACTCAGCCTGGGAATAAAGTTTATTATGTAGAACCTGCTTCTAGTGCTTTTGATGCTCAATCCGCAGAAATAAAAGAATTACAGATGCAAATGGCTACTTTGGGAATATCTACTTTAAGTCAACAGAAGTTTGTAGCTGAGTCTGCTGACGCTCGAAGATTAGACAGAGTAGATACTAATTCTATGCTTGCAATGGTTTCTATGGAATTAGAACAAAAACTTCAAAAATGTTTTAATTTATCTGCACAATATGTAGGTATTGAACCACCTGAAGTAAAGATCAGTAGAGATTTTGATATTGAAAGATTGATTGGACAAGATATTGCAGCTTTAACATCATTATTTGATCAACAAGTTATTGATAGAGAAGAATTTAGAGACATTTTGGTACAAGGTGAAGTACTACCATCTGCTAACGAAGCCAAATCCGAATAATCTGCTAAGATAATATACAAGTACACAATTAATTATGGCTGGATCTATAGACCATGTTCTACAAGCTGATGGGACATACAAATGGGAAGTAACAGAGTTAAAACCTAAAACAAGAGAAACTACTGAAGTTTCTACTGAATCAAAGGCAACTAAGAAAAAAGTTTCAAAGAAGAAAACAACAAATTCTCTTTCTGAATAATTTATGGCAATCGAAGAAAAAGTGATCGAACAAACACCAGAAACTTCTGTACCAGAGGTCACAACACCAGCTCCTCCTGTAGATGATTTAGCTAAACAGTTACAGGATGCAAATGAACGTGCTGCAAAGGCAGAGGCATTAGCAGATCAGCAACGTAAAGCTGCGGAAGAAGCCGAGCAGAAGTTTAAAAATGCTAAAAGTAAAATAGGTCAATACTATGACGATAGAAATAAGGCATTAGAAGATCAAGGAATGTATAAGCCCTTATGGGAAGAGGCAAATAAAACAAATCAAGAGATGCAAAATGAGGTAAATAATCTAAAACAGCAAATACAGGATTTAAAAAGTTCTAACGAAGCTGCAAATACTAAACAGGAAGCATTAGCAGCAATTAGTAATCTTGGAGCGATTAACGCAGAGCAAACTCTGTCATTGTTACAGGGAAAGTTACAAAGAAATGCTGAAGGAAAGGTAGTTGTTCTTAACGGTGGAGTTGAACAAGATTTCAATATTTATCTCAGTAGTCTCAAAAATCCTGGTAGTGGTTGGGAACATCATTTCAAACCAAGTTCAGCAGCAGGAATGGGTGCAAAACCAACTCCTACAGCAAACGTGGGTGGAGGACAGGTAAATCCTTGGAAAACGGGCAATATAACACAACAAATGCTAATATCGGAAAAGGATCCTCAGATGGCAGCCGTGCTGAAACAAGAGGCTCAGAACACTTAAAAAAAAGGTAATTTCTATAAATCCGTGATTTAGGAACTTACTATCAAGTCCGTGGCTTGAAGAGTGTTACCAAATCCGTGATTTGGAAATGTAAAACTAATTTTTTAATAAGCCAATGGCTGCTCCGTTTCAGAATTATTCTGGCGGTGTCCTTTTAGCGGACATCGTTAAGAGAAATAATCTCAGCACTTACGTTTCCGAAGCTATCAAAGAACGTAGTGCATTTATAAGATCTGGTGCTGTTGTAAGAAACTCACTTCTTGACGCATCAGAAGGTGGAACAAGAATTCAAGTTCCAGAATTTAACCCCATTGCTCCAACTGAAGAAATTTTAGATGGTACAGCAACTTGGGGTACAAGTAACAATGGTTATTTGACACCACAAAAGATTGGTACAGGAACACAGATCCAATGGGTCACATCAGAAACCAAATTGCAGATGCTATCAACAAACTAAACTCTGCAAGACTATTTAGTCTGTTAGATGGTTTATTTGGATCTACTTTCGGACCATTAGGTGCAAACTGCTTAGATTTATCTAAGGGTGCTGCTTCTGGTGCTGATGAAAATAACTTCTTAACAGCTTCTACAGTTGCAAGAGGAAGATCACTTCTTGGAGAAAGAGGTGAAGAGCTAGACACTCTAGTAATTCACCCCTCTGTTGCTTACTACCTATACCAGGTTGGTATGTTGACATTCTCAACATCTGCTCTATCAACTGGTGGTGCAGTAACTTGGGGTGGTGGTGGTGTCGGTGTTAATGAAAGAAGCATCGGCCAATTCGCAGGTATGAATGTTGTTATTGACTCTCAAGTTAATACAGTTCATCCTGGTACACAAGGTCATCAGAAAGAGTTCCGTTGCTACTTAATCAAGTCAGGAACAATTCTTGAAGGCGAACAGTCTCCACTAAATATTGAATCAGATAGAAACATCTTATCTAAGCAAGATGTTATGTCTGTTGACTACCATAGTGCTTATCACGTTATGGGAACTAGATGGAAAGCTGCTTCCGACAACCCAACTAACGCTTTGTTGGCTAATGACAACAACTGGGAGTTAACATACGATGCGGACTTAATTCCTATAGTCGAGCTAATCGTTAATACACCACTTGATACAGGTACTAATCCTTAGTACTTCTTAATGGGTGACCAATAAACCTCATCAAATATTGGTGGGGTTTTTTCTTTACGCTACAATAAAACTAAATTACTTTTTGGATCGTGGCAGCC